AGGATCCCGATACCGCTGGTGTCTCCTCTGGAACATCGGTCAATATCCGGTACAACCGGAGTGTTGGTGTCGATCCGTTCAGCAGTCCTGGATTCCTCAAGCTTCTTCCGGAGATGAACAAGTCTGCTGCATACAGCCCATTGACTGCCGGATCCCGGATCCGAGCTGCAAGCTACATCAGTGGAAGCCTTGGGGTCAGCAAGCTTTGGCTTGCTGACATGAACAATGCGGTTGTGACATCGGCAACTGTCGGAACCTCCGACGTATCGATCAACTATTCGACTACCCTGGGCGCCACTGGCATCTTCTCCAACCTTGTCACATACCACGCTGCCACTCAGATAGCTGCTGTCAACTATCCGACCCTGTATGTGATGACTGCTGGAACCACTGCTGGAAGCAGTGGCCTATGGAAGATCACCGATAATGGGGGGGCACTCACTGCCACCCTGATCTATGTCTCGCCAGTGTCTTTCGCATTTGCGGCCAGGGCGGAGATGGTCAACTCCCGTGGGTTCATCTATGTTGCGGTGAACAATTCCCTGTGGCAACTTGACCCGAATGCTGGTGCCGCTACCGCATGGCCAGCCACTCCGGTTGCTACTGTTCCAGCTGATCAGTCCATCACTTGCGTGGTCGATGGACCAGATGCCGTCTACGTCTCTGCCAACAACTTTGACAGTGGATACATCTACAAGTCAACGTTCAGCAATACTGGAGTAGTGAATGGACTGACTCAGGCAGCCATCATGCCAAAGGGTGAGTTCATCAACCAGATGGCTGCATATGTTGCCACCTACATGGTGATATCCACTAACACGACCATCAGGGTCGGAGGCTTTGCCTCTGGTGGTATCGACTATGGATCGCCCCTTGTCACCGTTCCAGCGGAAGCCGACAGTCCAACAGAGCCAACTGGCCTGGGCGGAGTCGGCTTCGGGTCCATAGCATTCTTTGGATCCAAGGCTTTCGTGGGAACTCAGACCATATCGAGTCTGCACGATGGTGCCCAAGGCACCATCTGCATTGATCTGTCTACGATACTCACGGACCAGAACACCGGATCAGTGTTCAATCCATATTCCACATGGACCTACAATCCAGCCATCATAGGAAGGATCGACAGCGTAACCGTCGATCCCTTGGGTCGCTTGATATACAGCAGCATGGATGACACGATCCCAGGATCTCCAGTGTCATCCTTGTGGATCCAGCATGCCAGTAACCTTATCAGCCTTGGCTACCTTGATACTGGTCGGGTCAGGTTCAACACTGTTGAGCCGAAGCTCTTCAAGTACTTCTCGGTTCGTACCCCAATTCCCCTGCAAGGAGACCTTACGGTCTCCGTTCTGGGTGATGACAACAGCTTGACCAACTACATCACCTACGGTCCGACCATGGATCCTGGCACTACGGATGTCTCTACTCCTACGCCCGTCGGCCCCAGGAACTACGAGGCCCTGAGATTCACTCTTCACAGGGGAAGCACCGATCCTTCGATCGGTGCTGTTCTGGATTCCTGGCAGATCAAGGCCCTTCCTGGGACACTCAAGCAGAGGACCATCGTCAAGCAGTTCCTCTGCTTCAATAGTGAGAAGGACAAGTCCGGCTCTTATGTCAAGGCTGACGACCAGTCCCTGACTCAGCTCACTGCCATCAGGCAGATGTGCCAGCGTGGAGACACTGTCACCTTCCAGGATCTGGTGAACAACATCTCCGATCAGGTCATTATTGATGACTACCAGTTCACCATGCTGGCTCCGCCTGGCCCCAACAGGGAGAACTATGGTGGCTATCTGACGGTCACCATGAGGACTGTTGCCGACTCTGTTCCCCCGATCTCTCAGGCTGGCTCTAGCTCTGGAGACGACTGATGGGAATAGAGTTCATACTGGCCACCCTTGTCGGGGTGGCCGGAGTCCTGGGTGCTTTCATCGGGGGTAGAAGGAACAGTTCCATAGCAGCTGACACCATCTCCATGCTTCAGACTCGCATGGATGTCTTTGAATCGGAGACTAGGAAGATACCTCCGCTTATGCAGCGGATCGCCATCCTGGAGGAGCTGGTTACCCAGCGTGCCGATGTCGAGGGAGTCAAGGAGATCGTCTTGAGGATCGAGGAGAAGGTTGATGCACTCACCTGACTGGTTCCCCGGTGACTTCATCTATCCAGTCAACGAGGCCCAGCGAGAGGCTACACGGCATGCTCAGCGAGTCCTTAGGCTCGCTGAGACCGGAGACCTGGATGACCTTACGAGGGCCTCACTGAGGGGCTTCCAGGGCCTCTTCAAGTTGAGAGTGTCTGGTATCATGGATCATGCAACTGCCGTCAAACTCGAAGAGGTCAGACACCAACATGCCTAGCAAGAAGTTCATGCTCGACGCGCTTGAGCGCGTCGGCTGGGCTGCACTTTATGCAGCCATCTCGGTCCTCATTGCCATGACTACTGGCATGGCCTATGACTGGACCCCACTGCTCACCGTTGGCCTGAACATGGCCAAGGTGTTTGTAGCCCGCTATGTGGGCAATCCGGATACTGCCAAGCTCGACAAAGGAGACTCCGCATGAGCGGCAATGACAACACTTCCGAGACCGTACGCACCACCAGTGCGACGGCTACCACGCTGACCAACAACGACTATGACCTGCTGCTGGTGTCGCTGACTGGCGCCACTGCTGTCACCCTGCCCTCGGGCCTGCTGGTCCAGCCTGGCCGACTGTACCGCGTGTACAAGGATGCGTCGGCTCAGACTGTCACCATCACCCCGGCTGCTGGCACTGTCGATGGTGGTGCGAACACCACTCTTGCCTCTGGTGCTGCGCACGCCAAGGCATTCCTGTCTGATGGTACCAACTGGTTCACCGTTACCGCGTACTAAGAGCAAGCAGAGAAGCGCCCCTCCTTCTGGAGGGGCGCCTTTTTGCATTTCAGGTTAGGTAGATGTAACCCCACTCCTTGCCGTACCTCATGACAGTTATCTCATTGTATTCAGAATTGACCACCTCGAAGCCATCCGCCTTAGCGGCGTCAATGACCTCTTCGATCCCCCTGGCCCAATCTTCAGCTGTCATCAGTGGCACCAGTCAATCAGTCGAGGATGAATCTCATACTCCTTGACGATCTCCTCAAGCCTCTGGATCATCTCAGACCAGAGTCGGTCATCCTCAACATCTTGAGGAGAGTTGTGGCGAGAGACTGAGCCGACAACTTCCCAGCGCCTTGAGTCTCTTCCCATTACTCCACCGGCCGCATCGGACACCACTTGGTCTGATGGCTCTGACTGTCACACCACTTGCACTTGCTCACTTCTTTGCCTCCCGCTCAAGGGCCTTGCACTGACGGGAGCAGTGAGGGAACTGCTCCTTGGTGGCGAGCTTCTCCTCGCACCAGATGCAGTACTGGGCAGGGTTTGCCTTGGTCATTGTTCTCCCATTCGAGCAGTCCAGCTTGTGACTGGAGCTTCGGTCACACTCGGGACAGTTGACGAAACCATCCGCCAGCATCAGGGCATCCTGTTGCGTGGAATGAACCCGCCAGTTCCGACGACGCTCTGAATCTTCATGCTGTCGATCTTGGTCTCAAGTTCATGGACCTTGCGCGCCAGCTCGGCGACCGTGTCCAGGGCCTGACTCAAGGCCAGGGCCATAGCCTTGATGTCAGGGAACTCGCCGTAGCCGAGTTCCTCGAAGCCCATCACGGAGTTCCACCGCAGTGCTTGCAGGCCATCATCTGGGCAGTCTTCTTGATGCTGCCCTTCTCGTCCCGCTCCACCACCTTCTCGTAGTACCCCCAGTCGTGCTCTCCATTCTGGGAGTGCGTGCCCTTGCAGGGCTTGCCCTTGACGCCCATCTACTTTCCTCCGTGTATGACAGCTACCAGAATGATGAGCCCAAGAACAGTGCCCACCAGGAATAAGGCTGTCGAGAGACAGCCGCTCGGCTCCTTGCCATGTTTGGCCATGTGAACCTCCTTGCGTGGACTGGCGGGAATCGAACCCGCCATGAACACCAGTAGCCCTGATGACTAGTCTACGAAGTCGTCATCATCCTCATAGTCAAGATCGAACTCGTCAACGAACTCCATGTCGTCATACTCATCCAGGTCACCCACAAGCCAGGTTGGATCAGGCTGGTGGTAGATACTCACAGCACTTCCTCAATGTCGAACTCGATGCGAAACTGGATCTCATCACGCGCCCAGTCGCACAGGGCATCAAAGTCTTCGTCGGAGTAGGTGTCACGGAACGCCCGAAGGCGTTCCTCCATCTCACCGCCGGGCCAGTAGGGAACTCGAACCGTATGACTGTGGGAGGAGACGGAGAACTCGATGTACTGCGGATCACTCATCAGTGCATCCCCAATGCAGGTTGGCTGGGATCGTATGCCGCAACGTAGTAGGTCTGGAACTTGTAGCCAGCGGGAAGGTTCTCTTCACTGATTGATTCGTGGAAAGTTGGATCAGGAAAGAATCCATACAGCATCTCGTTGAGCCAGAGACCAACATCATCCCTGTCCTTGGCGATTGAACCACCGAGGACTACGGTATTGCGAGTGCCGTCGTACTCATAGTCAAGGTAGACCGCGTACACTACTTGGCCATCTCCTTGATTCGCTCCGCACCATACTTCATGTACATGCTGTTGGTATCTTCTCCATCAGGATAGTGGATGATCACTCCAGCCATTCCCAGCTCAGACTGTACTCGCTCTCCGAACTTACGGCCAGCCTCATCGCCATCACAGAACGTGAAGACTCTACGGAAGTCCCGCAGAAGGTCAGTCCACCAGGGAAGCCATGTTGTTGCACCTGGCACTGCAACCGCCGGGATTCCAACCAGCTCGGACATGGTGATTGCGTCGATCTCACCTTCCACCAATCCTATGTCAAGCGTATCCTTGAACATATCGGCGACGCCGTAAAGCGTCGCCTCAAGCCCCTTGGGCTTCAAGTACTTCTTGTGGTCGGGGAGAGACTTGCAGTCATGGTCACGGATGCACCTGAAGGACATGTTGACTGTACCGGCAGGTGTGATGTAAGGGATGGACAGCCTGCCCTTGAATGCCTGGTGGCCTACGACTGGATCAACTACGACCCCAAGTCCTCTTGAAAGCGCTGACTGTCGATCTATCCCCCGACCTTCCAGGTACGGAATGGCGAGATCGAGATCCCTGGCGTACGTTTCCGTTGCCAGATCCAACAATTTCCTCTGCTCGCTTGACAGCGTCCCAGTAGCCAAGGCCCTCCTTCTTCATGATGAGCTGACATGCGTTGCCCTTCATGCCGCAAGCATGGCACACATAGACTTGTTCATCGTCGGTGCGAACGGATGCTGACGCATCCTTCTCGCCATGGAAGGCGCACCTCACGGTGCGCCAACCATGACCATCCTCTATGTCATCGAAGCCATAGTGCAAGAGGATTGGGGCTATCGGAAAGCTTGGAAGATCCATGGATCACCCGAAGCGATGAATGACCCAGTCGTTGTCGTCATCAAACTCATGGTCGATGAGCAGTATGACACTCTTGGGATTCATCCAGTTTGCCGATCCGACGGCTTCAATCAGCCAATCAGGATTGATGTGATTGAAGGACCCTGCCCAGATGTCGGCACAGAAGAACTTATTGCCACCAGCCCAATCCATGTTGGATCCCTCCGCCATGGTGAACTGCTGCTTCCGAATCTCATCAAGTTCAGCCAGCCTGGCGTTGACCTCAGAGAGTCGGATTCGATCATTCTCGCCACCGCCCATCAAGACTATGGCATCGGTGATGACACTCATTAAATCTCCCTGAGAAAGTTAGCTATGGGATTGGGGCTATCAGAAGGCCGGGAAGATCCCTTGAGTTTCCATAGTTCCCGCTTGAGTTCATCCCGCTCCTTGCTGACGAGATCGAACTGTGCCACCAGTGATGACCACCAGTCGAGTGTCATGAAGGTAGGCCACTCGTTAACTGTCGCCGGTCCCATCCCATCGGGCCGCATGATGACAACCGGCATCTCCCCGTTGGAGTTCTTGTGAGCCTGCTTGACCCACTCCTTCGGGTTGAATGCCCGCCTGGCCTTGACCTCGATGGCGATGCCGGGAACATCGAGGATGTCCTTGCCTGACAGGCTCGCCGGGTTTCGGCGAGCATTTGCGAAGCGAGGATAGGCGCGCAGGTAGTCAGCTACCACCTGTTCGCTCTCCCTGCCCCGACTCACGCGACTGTTGGCCATCAGTGCCAGCTCTTGTCAACGTCATCGAAGTACTTGACCTGCCCGCACTCGCAGACATGCATGCCGAGCTGGCCGTCATACCTGTAGATGTGGCCCTTGTCGTACACGGGGCACCTGGTGTCACTCATGAGAGAACTCCTTGACAATGGCATCAGCGGCATGCTGAAAGATCAAGGCTTTGAACTTCTCGAAGATGTACTCGGGATCAACCTCCCGGCTAGAAATCACACTGCAAACTTCCTCGCCGAAGAAACTGATGCTGATCTGATTGGTACCAGACCCCGTGCAACTGTAGTAGTGGTAATCAAAAGCTTCTACGGTAAGGGTCATCAGAACCACGCTCCGCACTTCAGGCAGATGCGACCGGTACTGTCGGCCTGTCGGGTCTTGTCGCTCTTGCAGTTCGGGCACTTGATCATTACCACTTCTCCCTACAGGCCATGCAGAAGTGCTGTCCCTCATGGCCAGCATTGAGATCGCAGTAGCAGCCGTCTTCAGATCCGGCCCGCTTGTTCTCGCAGCAGTTCACCAGGTCTCACCGCATTGAACGCACACATGATCACCATCGTGATCATCCTTGCGATTACAGAGACATGTCCCATGGGGGCAGATGTCCCAACACTTGTCACCCATTGTTCCACCACTTCTCGTCTTCGTCGCTGGGTTGTACGATCTCACGGACCTGACCATCTTCCAGGTCATCCTCATCATCATCTTCGATGCGGAACTGAGAGGGGAAGATGGGAAGAGTGAAGGTTGTCCTACCTGAAGGATCACTTGGCCCATTGCGGTTCTTCACAATCGCGTAGTGGACGCGATTGCCCTGGATCGCCTGAGTGATGATCAACTCAGGTAGCTGATTGGCCTTGCCCATGATGGACGACATGGGAGGGCAGGGATCACCCTTGGCACTCTCACTTGTATGGTGCACGGCCAGAAGGGCCGTGTTCCACATGCCAGCGATCTCCTTCAGTTCTGGCATCAGGCGCCAGTAGTTCTGTTCCGCGACTCCATCATGGTCGATGTTCATCAGGATGTCAACGGTGGTCAGGTGAGGATACTCGCCGAATAGTTCCCGGAACGCTTCGCCATGATGAAGGATCTCTTCAATGTCAGGCTTGCTGTTGAAGTCGAACCTGATCTTCGCCCACTGGGCCAGGAACTTGCGAGCAAGCTCAGGCTTGCTCTCCACGATCTCCTTGCTGACAGCCATGTCCTGCTGGGTCAGCATCGAGAAGACTCGATTGATGATCGTATACTTCGTACTGTCGTTCGAGATGTACAGGCTGGGAACTCGAAGCCTGTTGTTGATGTTCAAGCTGCTGATGGTCTTGCCGGAGCCAGGGCCACCAGTCAGCATCGTGACAGCACCACGGTACAGGAGCGCCTGATGGCGCTCGAATGCCTTGTAGGGTGCAGCCAGTGGCATGGAAGATGCCATGCCTTCCATCACCGCACGATCAAGAGAGCGCACTAAGCCACCTGTCAAGAGCATTCTTCAGGGCAGCGTACTCGGGATACTGCTCGGGTCGATAGTCGATGGTATAGAACAGCTCCCCGGAGAGCGACTTTACATCCATCGTGCCCATCTTGTACACCACGTTGCCATCATCGTCTACGAGTCGAAGGCTTGCCATATTCACTCCTGAAAGGCGGGCCCGAAGGCCCGCCACTGGATCAGTTACTCGGACTTGGGGGCGATGCGAGCGACGAACTTGTGGGGGCGAGCACCATCGCCTACGGCAGTCCCGAGACCGGACCACTTGAAGGCAAGGCGAGCGCCATCAGGGATATCGGAGAGGTCGAGGCGCATCAGCTCTGCACCGATGGCAGCGTAGTGGCCGTTCTTCTGGAGCCAGATGTTCAGCTTCGGGTAGGTCTCGATCACGGGAGGAGTGTCCTCATCCTCCTGGAAACGAGTGACTGTGGCATTGTCCAGCTCGATCACCTGAACGGTGACCTCACGCTTCTCACCCTGCCAGTCGTTGGTCTTGACGAACGGCTTGCCGACCTTGGCGACAGTGCCGTCAACCTTGTCGCCGATGTCCTTGAACTTGAAGTTCGGGTGTCGCGGGTAGTCCTTGTCGGAACCGCCGGTCTTCTCCCCGTTCGCACGGGCGAGAGCTTCAGCGTAAAGCGGGTTGATGGGCACGTAGTACCTTCCTCAATGATTGAATGATACCCACTGGGTATCATTGCCTACTTTATGGAGATGATGATCTTGGAGTCGAGGGCTACCTGGACGGAATCGATCAACTCACTGATCTCCGAATGATGCAGGTGCATCAGTTCCGGCTTGAAGAACAGCCAGTCATCCAGCCTGCGAGCGGAAGGGTCGCCTGTCAGGCGAGCCTCAGTGAACTCCTTGGCCAATGCTACAGCATCCATCAGAAGTCTGCAAAGGGGTCACCAGCGGGCTTGGCAGACTGCTCCGCCACAACCTCCCAGGGCTTGACGGGAACGGCCTCTACGGGCCGTTCCCAGGGCTTCTGGGCCCTGTCCTGAACGTCGATCACCTTGGCGTCAAGCTCCTGGATGATCAACTCTTCAGGGGCAAGGCTGGGAGCGGCCTTCTTGATCGGCTCACTCAATGCCTTGACTGCCTGGTCTCGACCATACAGGACTGCCGCCTTGAGGCTGGCATGGTAGTCACCCAGGGCAACCTCCATGTCAACATCCTTGCCCAGGAAGAGATCGGAGAACTCTTCACCGCTGATCGTCAGATGAACGTACTCCCACTGTCCAACGCTGACTGCGAATTCTGCCGAGTAGCTCAAAACGGAATCACTCCATCCTTCTCGGGTGTGTCATAGTAGTTGGTCCGGGGGGTCTTGCCTGACATGGTGCGGCAGTTCAGGATCTGGGGACAGAACTTGCAGTTGAACTGAGCAAGGGCAGGGAAGACGCCCTTCTGGATCTTCCGCTCCACCTCATGGTACATGGCACCCATGGACTCGGGAGTTTCCTTGAGAGTCACCGGACGCGCTTTAGGCGCGTCCGGATTGAGCATGACCCACAGGCCAGTGTAGTCGGGTCGGCCAAGACTGTAGTCCCTACCTGAACACGGAAGATCGAGAAGCTTCGACCCAAGGAGGGCCTTGTACGTCTCAAGCTGAAGGTTGTCCTTCGGCTTTGACTTACCAGTCTTCCAGTCCACGATCACTGGGCCATGCTTCTTGTGTTCACCGAGGAGGTCAGGGAATGCCTTGATGATCATCTCACATCCAGGCAGATAGCCTGTGATGTCAGGCTCTACTTCCCAGACTTCGATCTCTTCAAGGAAGTCTTCAGCCTTTTGGACACAAGCGATCGAGAGGGCAAGAGCCCTCTCTTCGATGACTGGCTCTTCCTTGGAGCCACCATGGAGCCACTTGGAAGTGTCTGGCTCGATGGCCATGAGTCGGGAGACTTCGTCATAGAAGAAGTCTTCGACGGAACGGGGAGGGTAGCCGACGGAGGGACCGAGGTATTCGGCTGACTTGAGCAGGCACTCAATGTACTTATGGACAGCAGTGCCAATAGCAAAGTACCAGGCAGGAACCGCTTCAGCATTCTTGATCCGTGACAGATAGTAGCTGCGTGGACATGACTTGTAACTGGAGAGCGATGAGTAGCTCAAGTGATCGACCATTCACTCATTGTACCACTAGGGGTGGCTTGAGAATGCCCCCTTGACCCTCATCCTGTGGCACTTCAGGCAGACCCATTGCCCGACCTGCTTGCCATTGCGCTCATAGTAGGAGAATTTGCCGAACTCCGCAGTCCTTGGATGACCATGGCTGCATGTGGACTTGACCCTTGCCCTTGCATCCCGGCAAGGGATGCAGAAGTTGATCGTCATGGGAAGTCCCTTTCGGGTGACTTCCTTCTTGCCCCAATTCTCGGGGGTCTTGGGGTGTCCATTGGAGCAGGACTTGTTGGCAGACATTGCCTTGTAGGCAATGGTCGCCTTCATGTTCTGGCATCCTCGGCACCCTTGATTGCGGATGTCTTCGATGCTCAAGATCCCATGAAGACCTTCACGGCAGATGCCTCTCTCAAGGAGTGTGGCACCTTCACGTGGCTTGAGAGGTGGCTCCTTGGGGAGCCACTTTGTCGCCTTGGGCCTTGATGACTTGGATCCGAAACGTTCTGGCATCAAGCCAGAACGTACTGACCAGAAGAGATCTTCAGTAGTAGCACCAGTCAGACATTCATGGGTGACTGGGCACTTGGAGCAGAACATGTCAATGTAGCTCTGTGCATCTTTCTTGCTACCTGGAGTCGGATCTGAATCAGGGCTGCATGTAGCGAAGTCTTTCCAGTCATCCATGTCTTTGGACTTCTTCATTCACTCCCCGTTCCAAGACGGCCCCCAAAGGGGCCGTCTCTCTGATATATAGACAAGTCAGGCTTGCCTTACTTTACTGTCCATCTGTTGGCGAGCTCTTGCTTACCTGGTTAGGCTGCTTGTCGTGCTCCCTTGGGGTCGCACTCGGCAGCCTTTCGGGGCTTCTTGGTTATCTTGTCTTGCCTTCGCTCTTGAGCTTATCATACGCCACCAAATCACGCAACCTCACGGTGACGTGGTCACCGTGAGTAGTCAAGGGGCTTCAGATAGTGACAGGAGCAGCGACACCAGACACAGGAGCCAGGCTCTGTGGACTCATGCCTGCCCTCAAGGCAGGCCGTGCTCTTGTGATCACTCACCCCAGCGCTCCTGACTGAAGTCGGACCACACTCCGGGCTTAGGGCTGCACGTCCCCAGGTGGGCAACTACGGCCTCTTCAGTGAACTCCTGGACCAACTCCCCAGACTGCTCCCGTGAGGCCGCCAGAGCGGCCTTCTTGGACCGTGCAGAGGCGGGCTTGAAGGTGCCCTTGCGATGCCTCATCGGTGCAGCTCCCTTTCAATCTCGAAGATGAACTTCCAGGTGTCACTACTGGAGCTGTGCTCGGGCTCATTGGACCAGAGGACCGCGTTGAGAATGCTCTGGAACAGATCCTCGTCAATAGTGAGAGTGATCATGCGCTTGCTGATGCTGAACTCGTTCACAGGTTCTCCTCGATCCAGTCAGCTATCTCGTTAAAGATCTTGAGTTCACTGTCATTCATGCATGACAGCACCCTGGCCGCTTCCTCGCTGATTCCAGTGCGCTTGATCGTCTCATCAGGAAGGAAGGAGAAGTTCAGATAGGCGGCCGGGTTAATGGCATCACGGTACACGGAGAGTTCAGAACCGTAAAGGACCACCCTGACAAGAAGGCCCTTCTTTTCCTCGATGTCGCAGGCAACGCCAAGGCAGCAGAACTCGCCCTGCTTGTTTCGGAGTGCGCCTCGACCCTGTGGATACTCGCCACTTCGCAGTGCGGCAAGCCAGTCAGCCTTGAACTCAGGATTCATCTTCTGGTACATGATTTGCATACTCCTTCGACTGATCGTATAGTTGACACATGGCGACACGAACTGCACTCATCATTCCGGACCTACAGGTACCGCTGCATGACTCGGAGTACGTCAGCAAGCTAATTGACGTAGCCGAGTATGTCTCCCCGGATATTCTTCTGTTCATCGGGGACCTGACTGACAGCACAGAGGTCAGTCGCTGGGTGAAGGGTCGTCCCGGTGAGTTCACGGGCAACCTTCAGGATGCCTTCGATCAGACGAAGAGCATCGTGCAGCGCTTTCGCGCTGCTGTCGGAGAAGACTGTGAGGTGATCTTGCAGGATTCCAACCATGACGAGAGGACTCGTAAGTATGTTGAGCAATATGCGCCCGCGCTGTCATCGCTGCGTTCTCTTGACCTTGAATCTCTCCTGGGTCTTGACCGAGCCAAGGTCTCATTGGTGCATGGAGTGCACGAGTTCCTACCCGGAGTGGTGTCTTTCCATGGACACGAGAGGGCTTATACAAGCATCCCGGGTCGCTGGGGACTCCTCCGAGTGGTGGAGCACGGTAAGCATATCGTCTATGGACACACTCACACACCTGGGCTGTTCGTAACAGCCCAGGGAATTGGCGAGGATCGCAAGAATCTCTGGGCCATGAACGTCGGTCACGGCATGGACATGAAGAAGGCCGAGTATCTCCAGGATGGCTATGCCACCTGGGCTCAAGGCTTCGGGGTCATCACTCACGATGGCGTCAATGCCATGCCGGAGCTGGTCGTGGCCATGGACGGGAAGTTTCAGTTCGATGGGAGGATCTGGTGATGGATGAGACCGAGGAGATCACTATCAAACTTCCAGATCTTGAGTTGTACAAGGCGATCGGATGGCTTGACCAGGGTGGAATCTTCCACGAATTCAAGGAGGTGACCGATGGATCTCAGTAAGATCACTCCATGGATCGACAGTGCCGCAACCTTCACATATCGGGCATATGCATCTTGGATCTCTCTTCCTGATGTGAAGGCGCGGCTCTGGCTCTGGACCATCGAGAACGAAACCCGAGTGGATGACTATCTCAGCCAGCCGGATGGAGAGCGGATAGTCCGCTCAATCCTCTCCAAGGAGGCCCGAACCTACGCACTTAAGGAGCGCGCAGTGAGCAATGGAGTTGACCCGGCAGATCTGGCCTGGTACTCGGTCACCATGATTCGCAAGATCCTGCCTGATGTCTTCGATTATGAGGACTGGCAGTCTTTCGAGTCAGGTGGTTCTGATGGTCGAGGCAGCAAGCCGGTCGCCAATGCGACCGGAGACAGGCTGGCCTACATCCTGGATATCAAGGGAGCACTCACCTCGCTCCAGGAAGATCATGTGGGGCTGCTCCGCGAGCACTATGGCAAGGGGGTCAGCCTGAAGGCTTGTGCTATCGCCCTCGGCATCAGTGACGACGCCTGCCAGAAGCGGCTACAGCGCGCCGTGTACGCCATCGCAGACAAGCTCAACGGAGTTCGTGAGCACGACCCCTACGAGGCTGTCAACGGGCAGTTCGACACTCGCACGAAGGGCCGCAAGGCCATGTCCAACGCAGCCGCAAGGGCTGCTACTGATGCGAACTGGTCCGAGTAACTGACAGTTGGTGAATCGACAGGGCCGGAAGGCCCTGTCTCATCATCACGCGTCAGGCTTGGCCTTGCGCTTGATCTCCCAGTGGGTCACCCTGGACCCGAGAAGCGAGATGCTGATCGACAGAATCATCGCTGCAATGAATGCGAGAACCATAGGGAAACCCAGCCAGGTAGGGATCACGACTGCAATCACCATTGCGGCAAGATTCCAGGTGATGAGCCGGAACCAGAAACCGAAGTTGCTCACTTACTTCTCCATACTCTCTCCAGGATCACCACTGCCAACGAGATGATCAAGATCCAGATCCCCAGTAGAGCCTTGAACCCGGGAAGCATCCAGAAGGGATGCAAGTGAACGCCTGACAAGGTTGTCGAACTCAACCCCGAGGCGAAAGTGCTCATCCTCAAGTTCGCCCAATTCCCGGGCAAGGTTCTCCCTCTGCCCGTACAGGGTGATGCAGACGATCAGGGTCACGCAGAGACTGATGCCCAGAAGGATCTCAGGCAACGTCAATCACGTCAATCAAGATGACGTGATGCCCACTGATCACGCAATTGCCGAATACCATAGATCCGCCAGTGGCAAGCATGTCACCCATCTTGGTCAGGGCTTCATTTCTGGTAAGATCTGTATCCCAGTCAGCATTGGTGTATGACCCATCAGAGGTGCGGATTCTGATCTTCATTCCCAACCCTTCGAGTCGTGATCAGCTTCGCTAATCCCAACCATCCTCGTAGTACTCCTTGATGTCAGCGTTCCTCTCGGGATAGATCTGCCCCGAGTCACGCTCCTTGAGAAGAACGCCACCCTTGTGGGTAGCGATCACCTCGAACCTGTTGGCCATTCGGAGCATGATTCGATCTCCCACCACCATGCCGATCTCATTGATGAAGATCGACTCATGGACGGGGGGATAGTATCGCTCCTCGATCCTGGTCATCTCGTCACCATTGTCATCCAGGACAATGGATCCGAACTCATTCTTGACCTTGACCTTGATCTTCCGAGTTACGCCCTTGGGTGGATCAACCATCGTTGACCACTTCCAGAACGGGGAAGAGTGAGGCGTGAACCAGCCGTAGTCACTGTCATTGCTGACTATCCAGGCCATTTCGCGAGACCCGTCAAGCCCTATCCAGGCGACGTAGTACGTGTCCTTGGATACGACATGCCTGAAGATCTGTCCGATCTGGAGAGGTGGCCTTACGGGCCGCCATGAGGTCATTCTCAAGTCATCCAGGGCTTTGATTGCAACCCTGGCGACCTGCTCGCTCGTAGTGCCCTCTGGCCAATCCTTGTCGATCACGGCCCGAACGGCCGTGATCTCAGCCTTCAGTGCCACGAGCGACAAGACCACTGGCATAGTTGTCAGCCAGGACCCAGGGGGCACCCTCATCCTGGATCATCTGGATGCTTGACAGGTAGTAGGCAGAATCCTTGTCGATGTCGAGGATGCCCTGATCGCGAAGCGGTTCAACGTGGAGGTCGCGGGAGAAGAGTTCCTCACGTTCCGTATTGAACCACTCAATGGGAACTCCGGCCTTGCCGAGAACCCGACCGACCAGGCATCCCCACTCGCGGGTGACAATGTAGGGCGAGCGCGAGAGGACGCCGTTACCATCACCATCAAAGCGATGGACGTACTGGCAGCCAAGGCCCACCTTCTCGTACTTGGCCTCATCTCCCCCGTTCTCGGCGATGATCTCCCGAACGAGATCCTGGGCCTTCTTGAGCGTAAGGATTTCCACTGGTCTCCTCTTCTCTTGACCTGCCGAATCGCAGGCAGGGATGCACAGACCATGCGAGACCATCTCGCACGCCCCAATGCCGACACCACGCGGCCAGGAGAAGCGGGGGAACCGTCCCAGGAGTTATGGTTGTCTGTGCATCCTTGTCCGCGAGCAGACCCCGAAGGGTCTGCCGCAGGCATTGCTAGTCGTTCCAGAAGTGCTCACCGCTGAAGTAGAACTCAGAAGAGGAGAAGTCACTCCTCTTCATAGTGCCATGTTGCTTCTCGTAGTAGGCCAGGCTCGCCCAGCTGAGGTGCCCGCCATGCACGAGGATCACCTTGTCATCAGTGAAGTAGTAGAAGACATTGCCGTCGTCCGAGATGAGCTTGTAACCCTTCTTGAACCGCTTGGGCTTCCTGACGCTGTATCCACTGACAAATTGCGACTTCAGAGTGCAGCGGACTCCGGCGGGTACGATGCCGGTTGTGCTAGTCCAGGAGTAGGCAACCCAGTCCTCGCCATCCACGGTGAAGGCCCGCTGAATGGTGCGAGCGCTGCTGGCATCATCGCTGTACCAGACAGTCCCATCCTTGAAGTCGTCGCTCACGGAGAGAGACTCCTTGAGATACTTCAGCCAGCTGCTTGTGGCAGCGCCAAAGATGTACCTGCCGCCTTCGATGTCGATGCCAGAGGACCTGAATTCCTCATGGGCATCATTGTAGTTGCCAGTGTGCAGCTGACCGAGAATGCAATTCTCGGTCGAGTTCATGTTGAGTTTGTCGAGGTCTATCTTCTCGCGCCAGTCACTGCCGATCCATGAAAACCTGCTGGCATAGAGATCCAGCAGATCGGCACTGAAGGCGATCTTTTCCTCGATGTTCATGATTCCCTCTTCCCAAAAGGATTGATCCATCTGAATCGGATCACAATGCACTGGTTCGAGACCAGTGCAAAGCGAACTACTCAGAGTCAGTCTTGTAGACGATGGTGGCTCCATCGATCAGGCCAGCATCGGCAGCCAGAAAAGAAAGCTGATTGTGCTCAGCCTGAAGGCCGTTGAAGTTGGCCAGCAGTTCATTGTACTTCTGCTCAGCTCGATCCAGAAGATCCGAGTAGCCGTTGATGACAGACTCATTCTCGGCATTCTCGACAGCGAGCCGCTGGGCTCGCTCAATCACCTCCTGGTGCTGATCGGGGTGGATGTAGCCGACAGCACGAAGGGCTGCGGCACTGCTGGAATTCTCGCCAACAGCCCTGACCAGATCAGCCACGGCATAGACGTTCATGTTGCCGAACTTGCCAGCGGGCTTGGTTCCAGCCTTCTCGATCCAGTTCTTCAGGTTGGTCGGATTGGCGCCGATCTTCTTGGCGTAGTCCGCGAGACTGCTGTAGTCATCGAAGTTCATGTCTCTCCTCCCATAGGCAATCCCGAGCGGGATTAGAATGTGCGGCTTCGAGAGCCGCACAAACCAAACTACTCGGTCTCGTACACACCGACAGTGATGCTGTCTCCGTGATCCATGATGGTGACTGCGAACCGGTAGTTCACATCGCAATCAGTGAGCATGGAGACCATCTCAATGAGCTTGTCAGCCTCGGGGGTTCCCTTGGCCGCTCTGTCTTCCCGGATAACCCTCATACCAAGTCCCTCTCGAAGAGTCTGATCTGATACTCCATGCCTTGCTGGTGAATCTGCACGGAGAACCGATCGGTCTTGTTGTGCTTCTTGATGCTGGCTGCGGCCTTCACGAGGGCCGCCAGGGCCTTCTCGTGAGTGTGGTGACCGGATACCACCATGACCAGCCTGCGAGGGCTCACAGGATGCTCCCGAGCCCTTCCTTGGCCTGCTTGACGGTCCTGTAGGTCCTGCTGCTCGCATGGTCACGGCCAAGTCTCTTGTACTTGTAGCCGAGACCCTTGCCGTCAGGTTCGAAGACGACGCCGACAAGGCGTCGTCCTTCCTTCAGGTAGATCTTGCGAGTCCTGGCCTTGTCACTGCCAGCGGGGGTGGCTACGAACATGCAAGCCTTCATCGCTACTCCATGATGCGGATGATGTGGATGACGTTGATCTCTGACGCCTCGACACCGTGAAGAGTGGCGAGATCAGAGAGCACCTTGGCCTCAATGGACTCGACCGAAGTCGAGTCGAACTTGAGAGACTTGAACTTGACGCAAGGATCGTCGCCGACGGTGTAGTCGGTGGCGAAAGAATTCCCCTTGCTGCGCCATAAGACCTTGGCCATCACATCCCCCAGATCTTGTGGATCTTGACCTGGTTGAACGGAACGTCGTACTCCTTGGCAACCGCCTTGGCGGATGTGTCGAAGGGTACGCTGCTCATGTCAGCAGGCTTGGCGTCGAACACATGCTCACTGAGATCACCCATGCCAACCTTCGGATGAGTGAACTGAACCTTAAACTTGGCCATTCCAGATCTCCACCTCGTAGTTGAACGGGAGGGAAAGGATGTGACCGTAGTAATCGTGCCAGGGGCTGTAGCCCCACACTTCGACACAATCAGGTGCCCAGTGAACGTGGTTGACCACGATCATGTCCATAGTGCCGTCCACTCGACAGACGTAGACGACATCATGGAGCATGAGATCGTGAGACATGTACACACTCATTGCTCTCCCCTCCCAATTCGGCTGAGTTGCCGGGAATGCCAACCTGCTAGAGGCTGACAAACCGTGGACTCAGACATCCATCACATTTCGACATGGCGCATAGAGGACATTGAAGTGCTCTTCGCTGATGAGATCCCTGACCAAAAGAGCATTGGCGGCATCCCAAACAGCATTCCTGACGGAACGCTCAGCATCCCGAGCGGCGCCCCAGGTAGCATCCCAAGCGGCACCTCTGGCGTCATCCCAGGAAGCACCTACAGCAGCGAGGTAAGCAGAACTCCAAACAGCACTTGAGTAAGTACCTGCATAAGCAGAAGAAATTGAATCCGCCTGAGCCTGCGTCAAGCCTTTCGCCTTTTCCATAAACTCGACAACCTGTTGGCCGTTCGGACCAAAAGCCTGCCATGCGGGAAGTTCCTCAAGAACCTTGAGGGTCTTGAATCCCCGCTTGCTGTCCTCCTCGGAGACCGGCTCACCTGACACCTTGAAGAGGCGGCAGGGCCACTTGCCGCCGATGAGAGTATCGGCGGCAGAGGTGGATGCGTGATACACCCACCTGGTGCAGCACTCCCCTCCGGGCAACTCCGGAAGACTTTCGCCAGTTCCGCAGATTGAGGCATAGTCAACGGTGTGACTGTAGAAGTCGAAGCCATCAACATCCACAGCCTTGAAGAACGTGGATTCATCCATGATTCTCTCCTCCCAGTCAGCCTGAGTGGCTGGAAAGCCAGGCGTTCGAGACGCCTGGCAATCTTAAGACTCAGACTCTACGTGACTTGGCCTTGTTGCAGGTAGGACACCTCTTGAACTGATAGGTGCCACTTTGTGAGTCGATCCACTTGCCGTACCTATGACGATGCCACTTCACCCCAGGAACCTCCCTGATGCGTAACGCCTGTACTCATGGCCACTGACGTTAATCGTGGCCCGAACCGTCACTCCGTACGTACGGATGAGCTTGAGCTGATCCATATTGCCGTCTTCCTTGACGAAACGGGGAAGAGACTCAAGGATCAGCCAACCAGCACGTCTGTGACCACCTTGATCTTGTGTGGTCAGATAGACGGCCGGAGTCATTCAGCGGGGTCGCTGATGTACTCGAACTCTTCATCGCCAGTAACGACAGGCTTGAGATCGTAGATCCTGCCTGCCTTGGTTGCGATCACTTCGAGCGGTACGTCCTGGTACTCGGGATTCCCGATCGCATAGCCAATAGAGGCGTCGGACTGGGTGAGCATAGAAGTACCATCCACGAAGTGAACGCGGTACCGGGGATTGCCGTTCACGCTGTTGTTCAAGCGCTCAAGGCTTTCGATGGTATTGATCATTCTTGCTCTCCCCTTGATCAGAGAGCCACGCTTTAGGCGTGGCTGCCCAGGAAGATGGACATCACAACTGGCATGCCCATCAACCTGAGAGAGTAGCCAACCCCGAAGGACTGGTAACCCTCTCGATTTTAGGAAGAGAAAGAGAGAACACACTATTGAGGTATCAAGGGACGATCGCTTCCTTTGGATGCTCCACTCACACCTAGGTTCGTGCGAGCATTGTCCTCCGGGCTCACTGATTGCAGCTCAGCTAGGCGTTATCCTCATCCTTAAGCATTGGGAGCGGGGGGATGAGACCCGTAGTGCTGTGTTGCTGTCTTGCCTAACCAACTCTAGTGAGTCGGTTTCTTGCTGTCAAGGCCCCTGATTTGCGAGCTTGGCCGTGTTTTAGCCCCATGAGGGGTGACTGGCTACGCCATACGCATTCAGTTGCCTTGCTGCATCCACTGTAGATGGATGCCAGTCTTTGGGTCAAGGCCCAATCTCAGGCTTGCTAGTGCCTGTGTTTGGTGCCCCTTCCCTCTGACACCTCAAACACTACGGGTTTTGAGGTAACCCCTCAAGCACTTCAAGGTAACCAAAAGGTCTCAGAATGATTACCATGTGACATTGTACTAGTTCTTGTGAAAGAGAGCGCCTGAGCGCTCTCCTCCTACTCAATACTCACGATGCTGATCCATCGACCATCTTCTTGGCCTTCAAGTACTCGGAGACCGAGTCATTGAGGTGCTTCCAGGCCCCAGAGGTGTCCTTCTGAGCGCTCTCACGCTCACCCTGGTCATACAGGCCGTACCTGCGCTCCGCGTCCCTCAGTGCCTGCCTCCTGCCATCCGGGCTTGAGGCACTGCTCCAACCGATGAACTGGTTGGCACTGATCAGGATGTAGCGCTTCTCATGAGGCACGAGGAAGAATCCTCGTGTCACTGCACATACCAGGGCTCAGCGGAAAGGTCACCAGACAGACCCGACTCCCAGACCCACGAGTAGCTGGTGCAGCCACGGTCGTGGAGCTTGCCCGTCATAACGGCCTCCACGCAGCACTCCTCCCACGCATCGAACGGGGAGTGGAAGAGGCAGAAGTGCTGACCATCGAAGGTGTGAGCAGCCTCGGATCCGGTGCCGCAGTCCTTGAACTGGCAGGCCGATCCCGGCTTGGCGAGCGTGAGCCTGCCATCCGCCTTCATGCGCTCGGCGTAGGTCATGCTGTGCTCCTTCCTGGTGTGGTGTCGATGGGCATACTCAACCACACTTCCCCGCCTTTAATCAATACCCAATCCAGACCAATTTCCCTTTGAATCCAAGGCGCCAGCCCTTCAGGGGCTGGCTTTCCAAGGTGATCCCAGTCTTACTGGCAATCATGTTCAACAAGGCTCCATGTAAGGGGTGAAATGATGCATCGGTCCTTACATGAAAGCCCATGTTCGCAAGTGTTGGAACGTGTGCGCATGTGTGCGCGCGTGTACTAGCACATCACCAATCGCGGGTCAATACATACTCGGTATGTACCAGGCTATGTGCCAATGTATGTACCAAGGTATGTACTACGCCCCCCTTTGTTGAACATTCAACCTTCAACAGACTGTTGAAGCAGCCCATCCGCCCTCCTTCTCGTCACACTGACGATAACCTTGTGAACATGTGAATGGTCTAGACCACTATGTATGGGCATGCATGGTCATGTATACCTATGAGTTAGGTTAGGCTACCCTGACCATGGCCAGTATGCCCCATCATGTCATGCTATGCCCAGGCAAGCCAGGCAAACCGGACATCACAGTCAGACCAGGGCAGGCTGGGGCAAAGCTACCCGGGGCATACTTAATCGGGCGCGGTAGTGGGGTGTGAGTCCCCTCAAATATCCTGCATAGTCTATGTAACCTACGTCACATCCTATATAGTCAGGACCCGAAGGACCCTTGTCCCACATGGCCCCTAACTCCTTTGCCAAACCTTTACCAAAATACTTGCTGGACCCACGTCCAAAAAAGGGCTAAAATCAACAGTATATATAGTGAGGGAGAAAGTTTCGCCAGCAGGGGCCGGTGTAGGCCACCAGAGGCGTGGGTGCGAAGCTTGATCCTAGGGACGACGGAGATGTCCTGTTGACAGATCTCACGAAGTGTGATACACTTCCAATCTCTGTTTACAGGTTATCTATGTCTATCTCTAGGTACTCTAGATAGCAACCCCCTTAGGGGTTGCTTACATGTCTACTCTAGGTAAACAGGGTTAAACAGGTTAACCTAAGAGAGCAGCCCTTGAAGGGCTGCTCTGACTAGACATGTCAGTTCTGGTCTAGACTGACCAAGACTGTCCCTTACGGGAATCCTCTCCCCGTTCAAAAAGCCAGCCCCGAAGGGCTGGCTTTACTGTTACCACCTTTTTGATCCTGCGTCTGAACCAGGGATCACAACCCTTCGGGTTGGTTCACCTGGTTTATACCTAACTCAGCCCGAAAGGCTTTCATGGCCATCATCCGCGAACTCACCCAACCAGAGAAGAAGCGGGCCTACCTCAAGCTCCGCCAGGCTGGCGTGAAGTCGGGGGTAGCTGCCCAGGAAGTTGGCATCACGCCTCAAGGCGTGAGTGCCTGGCGTAGGTCTGATGCGGACTTCCGCGAGGCTGATCAGAGGATCAAGCTGGTTCGCCTGGAGGATCAGCCCGAGGCGAACCAGAACATGCCGAGCTTCCCAGAGTTCTGCATGAAGTACCTGGATACCCAGTTGTTCAATCATCACCTCCAGTGGCTCGATCTTCTGGAGGATCGTGAGCCCAGGAACTTGCACCCGAACCAGACGTACATCAAGGGTGACAACGAGAACATCCTGATCAACACTCCACCTGAGCATGCGAAGTCAACCACCATCACGGTGAACTACGTGACCTATCGGATCTGTGAGGATCCGAACATCCGTATCATCATCGTGTCCCAGACTCAGGAGCTTGCCAAGCGGTTCCTTGTGGCGATCAAGGATCGCCTTGCAGGGCAGAACCTGAACTACCGCAAGCTCCAGATCGACTTCGCGCCGGACGGCGGGTTCGACAAGAACTCGGCATCGTGGAGTGCCAATGCCATCTATGTCTCCTCGAACCTTCGCGACTCTGGTGAGGCGACTCCTTCGGTCCAGGCCATCGGGATCAACGGCCAGATCTATGGGAACCGTGCAGACCTGGTCATCATGGATGACTGTGTGACCGGTAAGAACGCCCACGAGTACCAGAAGCAGATGGACTGGATCCAGCGAGAGGTGTCCAACCGCCTCTCGCCTGGTGGCAAGATGCTCCTGGTGGGCACTCGGCTTGCTCCTACTGATCTCTATGGTGAGATCATCAAGGGTGACTACTACGGGGACGAGGAGTCCCCGTGGACCTATCTGTCTCAGCCTGCTGTTCTTGAGTTCGATGAGGACTCGGACAAGTGGACTACTCTGTGGCCTCGCTCCAATCGTCCCCCCGTTTCGGTGGCTGGCAGGGCCTTGAGCCAGAAGGACAAGGATGGCCTCTATCCTTACTGGACTGGCGCCGCTCTCAAGAAGCGGCGCGCCAAGATGTCTCCCAGGAACTGGGCCCTTGTCTACCAGCAGGAGAGGATGGTCGAGGATGCCATCTTCACCCAGAATGCTGTTCTGGGATCTGTGGATGGTGCCCGTGCACCTGGCCCCATGGGTGGTGATACGGTTGACGGCCGACCCAATGGCATCGAGGGCTGCTATGTGGTGGGCGGTTTCGACCCTGCCATGACCGGCCATAGTGCTGCCATTGTGATTGCCATGGACCGGCGCACTGGTGTGCGCTGGGTCCTTGATGTATGGACCAAGGCAAACTGCAAGCCTGACGACCTCTTTGACAAGATCAAAGAGTGGACAGTGAAGTATCGCATGAACGAGTGGCGTATCGAGAAGAACGCCATGAACCTCATGGTGACGCAGAACCGGGAGATCCGGAGCTTCCTGGCAACCAGAGGTTGTCTTCTGAGGGAGCACTTCACTGGATCCAACAAGTGGGACAGTGACTTCGGTGTAGCTTCCATGTCCATGCTGTTCGATGGCTGGGAGAACAAGAAGCAGTTGATCAGGCTTCCGCGCAAGAGCGCAGAAGGCGTCAAGGCTCTGATCGAGCAGCTGACTACTTGGGAGCCTGATCCACCTGGCACCAGGACGAAGCGCAAGACCGACTGCGTGATGGCCCTATGGTTTGCTGAGATCCGCTGTCGTGAACTGGTAGATGAACTCAGCCAGAAGGAAGAGCACCATATAGCCAACCCTTGGTTGACAGAGCGAGACCGCAACAAGCAGGCAGTGATCGATCTTGACTACATGGCACAGTCTGCGATGCATGGAGACTCTACGATGAACTGGTGGTCGGGGTGAAGTTCTCTGAGCGAGCAGCCGACCAACTGGCGAAGGTGATGGGGTCATGGAAGTTCGTAGTTGGTCAGGCCCTGTTTCTTGCTGTGTGGTTTGCTGCCAATGGTTTGTTCGGAAGCTCGGCCCCAGATCCATACCCGTTCATCCTGGCCAACCTGATCATGAGTGCTCAGGCAGCCTTCGCAACCCCGATCCTGCTGATGAGCCAGAACCGCGCTGCATCTGCCGATCGTTCGACAATAACCTACGACCTAGGTGTTGACCGAGAGTCGCTTGAGATCCTCAAGCGCATTGAGGAGAAACTCAAGTGACCGAACGCATTGCGCACTGGGTGAGTGATGAGGATCATGCACTCCCCGCCGACTCCTATCATGATGATGATGGGCGAGTTTGGAATCGCATCGACTGCCAGTGTGGTGCCGAAGGTGGCTGCTGGAAGACTAGGATTGATGGCAAGATGGAGATTGGTATCCGATGAACCTGCTCAACCGTTCTTACTTCGGCTGGCCGCCCTCTGCGGCCAGTGACCAGTCTTCCACCCTTGGCACCAAGGTGCACTACGAGGGCACCCCAGTCCACGTGGCCAGTGATCACAACCTGTGCATCCAGGAGTGGAAGAACATCCGGGAATCCCACCTTGCAAACACCAAGGAAGGGTACGTGGACATTGCTTACAACTTTGGCGCATGCCCTCACGGCTATCTGTTCGAGGGTCGGGGGATCGGTAAGGAGACTGCTGCCAACGGCAACCAGACTCTCAATCACGCCCACTACAGTATTGTCGGTCTTGTTGGTAGTGATGGTGATATCACTCCTACTGATCTGATGCTCGGTGCGATCCGTGATGGCATCGAGCTGCTTCAGCGCAATGGCGCTGGCAGCGAGATCAAGGGTCACCGTGACGGCTACTCCACTGGCTGTCCTGGCGATGCACTGTACGCCTGGGTCCAGAAGGGTGCCCCTCGACCTGGTGGTTCTCCAGTTCCCAAGCCGGTCCCTGGCCCCACTCCTCCCCCGACCCCGAATCATCCTTGGCCTGGCGTCTATGTTGCCAACGGTGCCAGTGGTGACATCGTGCGTACCATTCAGGCGCGCCTTGCGGCGCGTGGTTGGAGTATCTCAGTTGATGGCCAATTTGGTCCGAAGACTGACAGTGTGATCCGCCAGTTCCAGGCGGAGAAGAATCTTGGGGTTGACGGTATTGTCGGTCCCGCTACGTGGTCTGCTCTGTGGAATGCGCCGATCACGTGAACGAAGTGCATGACATACTGAAGTATTTTGCTTACTCACATCTGCCGGAGCGACTTCAGCAGATATCTGAACCGCTCTGCAACGTGGCCCTTTGGGCAGCTGATGAGCTTGATGGCCCAGAGCTTTTGGCTGGACTCCGCAAGCTCCTTGAGGCCAAAGACTGTTTTGTCAGGGCTAAGGTAAGTCAGGAGTCTTGATGGCTCGAACTCTTGAGGAGATTGCCCGAAGGGTCAAGGCTCTCAAGGATGCGAATCGTGAGCGTGATCAGCGTCATCGTGACGTTCACGATGTTCGCAGTGGAGACATTTCCACAGTAATCCCAGGGTCCATGCCTGATGCATGGCCCAAACCTGTTGTTGCCAACATGATCGACTCCACTGCCCGTGATACGGCTGAGGTCATGGGGCAGATGCCCAGCATCAACTGCACGAACTCACTTCAGACTAGTGACCGTAGCAAGAAGTTCTCCAGTAAGCGCACCAAGATGGCCAATCACTATGTGATAGCCAGCCATCTGCCAGCTGGTGAGCAGGTGAAGTTCAGTGATCACTACAACTCTTACGGCATGGCTGTCTACTCGGTAGAGCCTGACTTCGATACCAAGACTCCTATCCTCCGCGTCGAGAATCCCATGGGAGCCTATGCTGAGGTTGATCTGTTCGGTCGCCTCAAGTCCTACTCGCGCTGCTGGCGCGAGGAGGCCATTACCCTGGTATCCAAGTATCCGAGTCTGATGCGTACCCTGAGGAAGCAGAACCCTTCAGGCTATGGGGATGACGAGAGCTGGGCTGAGCGTGAGATCGAAGTCTGCAAGTACATGGATGACGATCAGATCGTCATGTATCTTCCGGCTCACAGCAACCGCCTGATCGACCAGATGGAAAACCCCATGGGCAAGCTGATGGTGTCTATTGCCATCCGTCCATCGTTCGACCATGAGATTCGTGGTGCCTTCGATGATGCCATCTGGGTCTACTTGGCAAAGAGCCGAATGGCCATGCTTGGCCTTGAGGCTACCGAGAAGGCTGTGCGAGCCCCTCTTGCCGTTCCTCGTGATGTTCAGCGCATGGTGTTCGGTGGTGACTCCATCATCCGCACTGATAACCCTGACAAGATCAAGTATGTCGGTATCGACATGCCGCAGTTCGCGGCCCAAGAGGCCCAGAACATGGAGCGTGAGCTTCGTCTTGCGACTCGCTCTCCAGAGTCCAGGACTGGCAGTGTCAGTGCGAACATCATCACTGGCAAGGGGATCGAAGCCCTTCAGGGGGGCTTCGATACTGTCATCACTACTGGCCAGCAGGTCATAGGTATGGCACTCAAGAGGGCTCTTGAATACGCCTTCGAGATGGATGAGAAGCTCTGGCCTACTGAGAAGAAGACCATTCGGGGGGTAGTCCAAGGCGCTCCGTTCGAGGAGACCTACATCCCCTCGAAGGACATCGGAGGCAACTATCTTGTCGATGTTGCCTATGGCTTTGCCGCTGGACAGGATCCGGCACGGGCCATCGTTGCCATGCTTCAGCTTCGAGGAGACAACCTTGTCTCCCGTGACTTCGTCATGCGACAACTGCCGATGGAGATCGATGTTGTACAGATGCAGACACAGATCGACAATGAGCAGTTCGAGGATGCGTTGAAGGCTGGACTCCAGGGATTCATGCAGTCAATCCCCCAGATGGCTGCACAGGGCATGGACCCGATGGATTCCATTCTCAAGGTTGCCGAAGTCATCAAGCTCCGCGAAGCTGGTCAGCCGATCCATGAGGCGATCCTCAGGGCATACAAGCCCAAGGAGGCCCCACAAGGGGCCCAGGAGGCTGCTGCACCCCAGGGTCAGCCAATGACACCAGGAGCACCTGGACAGGCGCCTAGGGGCGCCCTAGGGGCCCAGGGTGGCCCCACTGGAATGGATATGATGCAGCTCCTCTCCAGCATGAAGAGCACGGGCGGACAGCCCGTGATGACCTCACGAACCAGGCGACAGGTACCCATCTAGGATGATCGATCACAAGTGTCAGTACGCTGAAGCCATCGGGCGTAAGCCCGAGTGGCAGACTGACGAGAATGGCAAGACAGTCTGTGTCTTCTGCCATGTAGATAAGAACCCAGTGATTGCTGAGAAGCCAGCAGTCAAGACCGTAAGGAAGTAAGTATGGCTACTGATGGTATGACTGTTGACGGCTCTCAGATGCCCGGTCACCACGACATGAACGCTCAGGCTCCAAGCCTGGACACTGCCGGTGCCTATGAGGGCGACCTGAAGGGTGAACTGTTTCCGCAGCACCCGAAGGTTGGTCCCTGGTATTCGCTTGCTGGTGATGCTGCTGAGCCTTGGGAGCTTTCCGTTCTTGAGTCGCACTCCACTGGCGACACTCGCCACCAGACTGTCACCAAGTCTCCGGAGTGGCAGAGCACCATCGTCACTACGACTGGTGTGACTCGCGGTGTCGGGACGCCTGAAGGCGGCCCTGAGACTCTTGGCCTTCCGAACCACTGAGGATTGATATGGATGATGACGACCTGGAAATTGAAGTGCTGACTCCTCAGCGTCACAATCGCTGGGCTGTCATCGTTCCAGCCTTGGGCTTCATTGCAGAAGCAAGTCGAGCGTTCAGTGAAACCTTTACCGCATACACAATCTATGCGGCGCAGCATGGCATGCAGAAGCATTACGACCAGCAGTTCAAGGGGGTGATCAGTAGTGGCTATTCCGGTGTCAGGTCCGGGGAAGTTTTCCCAGAGGACTGACAAGCAGCCTCTTCGGTCTGTTCCCAATGCCGACTATGGCGAGCAGACCGCATACAAGCAGCTCCAGCAGGACGCGCCTATGGCCGCGTCCCCTGATGTTCCTGCTGGTCAGAGCATGGACTTCTCCAGCCTCTTTGGCAATCCTGCTGGTCGAGTCATTCCCATGGGTGCTGACTCTACTCAGCCCAATGTTCCCGTGACCAATGGGGCAAGCATGGGGGCGGGGGTAGGAACTGAAGCTCTCGGGCTTCAGTCGAGCCAGACCGATGTTCAGGGGATGGCTGCTTCACTCCCCGTTCTGGAGTTCTTTGCCAATCAGCCGAATGCCTCATGGGCACTGCGCAATGCAGTGCGTCAGATCAAGGGGAACATGTGAACGATGTCCCTCCGGCCTACATCTACCCGGGTCAGGCGTTTGATGAGATGGGTTCACTGTTCGCCATCATGCCCAACTATCCAAGGCTTGCCTTCGATCTGGCCAACAGTCCAGGCTCCAGTGATGTGACCAATATGGTTACACGATCTGTCATGCAGTCCAATGTAGACCCTTACGGAGAATGACATGAGTACTCCAGCTCCGCAGCCTGGCTTTGCACCAGCGCCAGTCAACTCTACGGAGTGGAACTCTCAGCAGATCGAGGCTGCTGCACAGGCTCAGCAGCAGGCCATCTCCTACCGTGCCAGCGACCCTCAGTCCATGTTCGACTGGATCCCCGACTGGATCAAGAAGCCTGTTGAGTGGGCTGGATCCAAGGCTTACTGGGTATACAGCAATGTGGTATCACGCCCCTTGACTACGGCGCTTCTGGCGCCGGAGATTGCTATTGCCAATGGGAACACCAATCCCTTCAGTGGCAACACCTGGGACCAGGCATACCAGGATGCCAAGCATGTCTCTCCTGGTCAGGCGTTCTATCTTGGTGCCAAGGATCTTCTCTTCTCTGCTGACAGTAAGGCGGCCCTCAAGGCCGACCTGATCCAGGCTGTACCTCAGCAGCAGAAGGACATCTTCGGGAAGACCATCACTGGTCCCAACCTAAATCAGACCGGCATCATCTGGGACAACCCAAGTGCAGTGCAGCAGTACTTTGACCACGGTGCACAGAAGTGGATCAGTGGCGGTCTTGATGCCGCCACCTCTTGGTATGTCGATCCACTTGTCATGGGCGGTCAGGCTCTTGGTGCCGCTCGTGATCTGGCCTATGTGCGACCAGCACAGCAGACTGCCAACCAGACCTTTCTTGGTGCAGCGATCAAGGATCTGAGCAAGGGCAAGTTTGGTGTTCCGCAGACTGTCAACAACATTGACAGGAACCTCCAGTCCTCTGCCTTCAGTGCCATGGGCGACATGATCATGAAGCAGAAGACCCAGCTTGGGACTGCTGCTGGTCAATATGGTTCGACCTTCGAGGATTGGGCGTCTCGCCAAGCATGGGCTAAGAACTCTTCTGATAGTGGTGCACTCGCTGCACAGCTTGGCAAGGCAACCGACCGTGGTGAGGTCAATCAGATTCTTGCCGTATCACTTGGTGATGAGAATGCCATTCAGCAGCTGTCTGCCAAGAATGCAGACCTTGGTGCCATGGCTACCATGCTTCAGCGACAGAAGCAAGGACTGATCTCCAACTTCCCAGCCAACCCAAATCCTGGGCAGGCTGCGCTTCAGGCGCGGCAACTTCAGGATATAGCTGACCAGATGGGAAAGATCGACAATCAGACCAGCCGGATCAGCCAGAAGCTCGATCTGTCGAATGCCATGAAGTCTGGCATGTACTTCAATCCGACCCTGTCTCCAGTGATGTCGCAGTTCGGTCAGTTCGGTCGGAATCTTCAGCTGAAGAAGTTCAGTGAGAACGGTTTCTCCGCCTCCCTCCTGTACAACAACTTGTACGTTCGTCCGGTTCGAGTCCTGACTGGTGCCACATGGAATGATGTTCGCGCCCCTGGCCACATCGACATCCATGCAAATGACTCGCACGTAGCACTTGACGCCAGCCTCGACCAGTCGAAGGTTTTCACTCCGACCGAGCGCCAGCAGATGGTCAGCAACTACATCGGCCTGGATTCCAGTCAGCGTGGTACATACCTTGATGTCCTGGATCGCACAGCCGTTGGCCGCATTGCCCAGAAGTACGGACTCTCTGACGACCAGGCATCCGCCCTCTACTCACAGCTTGGTGGAATGAAGGGTGCGGCCCGCGATGGCCGCATCTATTCGACCGCAACGATCAATACCGCAAGTGGTGCGGCCATTCGAGCTGACCAGGTAGATGAGGCTGGCAACCTGATCGGCGTATCTCCGATCCTGACCAGCCAGCTTGAGAACACCCACATCATGACCGACTTCGAACACTTCGACAAGGTACTCAAGTACAACGGCGGAGCGTTCAAGAAGCTGTTCAATGAGCAGGAGATCCAGCAGCGGGCTAGGGTTGCCGGTCCACTCAATGCATCCGATGTACAGCAGGCACAGGCTCAGGCCATCCAGGGTGTTCCATCTACCCTCATGGGCAAGCTTTACGGGGCAACCGAAGTGGGCTCTGACATGGCTGAGCTTATGGGCAAGCTCTGGAAGTTCAATACTCTGCTGCGCTTGGGCTACGGCCCTCGCGCCATCGCCGATGACTTCATGGGCCAGGCTGCGCGCTTTGGTGCATTCAGCCTTTTCGGTGAGCGGACCCTTCAGGCTGGTCATGCTCAGGCTGTTCGTCGCTGGAACTCAATCCTTGGCGATCCGACTGGATACGAGCAGCAGCTTGCATCCATCGATTCTGGCATCAGCGTCCTGAGTGATCGTGCAGCCAGGCACCAGGAGAAGATCGATCGAATCAACTCCTACCTACCGCCTGCCACTGACTACACAGGTACTGGCGCCAAGGGGCGCCGCCAGTTCAACCAGCGAACCAATGAACTCCAGGCAACGCAGCAGAGGTTCCAGGACACTCAGCAGCAGCTCGAATCACTGAAGCAGTACAGGAACAAGATCGGGGAGACGAAGAACGCCCTCGGTGACAACTACGTCATCATGCCCGATGGCACTGCCTTCCCCCGTCCATATGAGGGCCCTCAAGGGGCCCTCTTCAAGGACCTGAATACCGGTCGTCGCACCATTGACACTGTCATGGGTGGTACCTCTTCCAGTCTCTGGAATGCCTATCGCTCAGGTGACTGGCGGGTTGTATCCAGGGATCAGCCAGAGCAGCACCTGTCCGCATGGCTGAAGGATGTTCAGTACCAGATCGGCAATGACAAGGCTGCCATGCAGGCAGTCAAGGGCAAGACCAAGGGTGAACTGGAATCCTGGCTGGGAACACCTGAGGGGCGTGCCTATCGCAAGGAGTCTCCGATCAACAACATGTCTGATGCTGACATGGCTGATCGGATCGTCTCCCATGTTGATCACTACCTTCCGATGCACACTCCGCAGGCTGTCGCCCTTCGCCAGGCCGTTGCTGATGGTGCCGAGGATTCGGTTGTCGCCTCTCGCATGCGGGATGTAGCTGCTGCCGATCGACCTGATGTCCAGTCCGCTGGCCTTGAGTATGCCCTTGGAAAGGGCGACACCCTCAAGTCTCTCGACAACATCATGACCGGCTGGTACAAGACCATGAGCCAGATGCCAGCAGAGATCCTTTCCAGGAATCCGTTGTTCTTTCAGCTCTACCGTCAGCATGTCAGTGAGTTGTGGTCTGGCGCAATGGATCAGGGAATCACCAAGCTGACGCCTCAGCGTCAGCAGCAGATGACAGAGCGAGCCCGACAGCTCGCTCTGAAGGATGTCAAGAAGTTCACCTTCAACATGGACTTCGAAACCAAGCTTGCCCACTCCATGCGGTTCGTATCCCCGTTCTTCGGTCCGATGCAGGAGTCGTTCACTCGATGGGGCAGGATCATAGCTGACAAGCCTGACGTTGTTGCCCAGGCTGCCAAGATCTACAGCTCTCCTATTCGCATTGGCAACGCCGTGGATCAGAATGGCAATCTAGTAGACGGTGATGGTTATGTCACCAATCCAGATGGAACCAAGACTCTGGTATCCAAGTCGGATATGCACCTTCAGTTCCAGATCCCCACCTGGGCACAGAAGGGCCTTGGCCTGGATGGTGGCACTGTTGTTGACATGCCGATCAACACCCTGAACCTTGTACTCCAGAATGATCCCTGGTTCAATCCAGGCACTGGACCTTGGGTCCAGGTGCCTGCCAACTACGCTGCTCTGAGAAGCAACCCCACCATGGGTGACACTCTCAAGAAGTTTGGCATCCTACGGAATGTTCAGCAGAACAGTCTCTCCCAGCTCTCTGGTTCAATGCCTAAGTTCCTTGGTCAGGTTCTCAGTACTGACGTAGAACAGCAGCAGAAGGACATGCTACAGATCATGCAGGCCGAAGACTACAAGTTCAAGAATGGCATGCGGAGTACCGAGCCAACTTGGCAGGAAGTCAAGGACAAGGCTGAGCATGGCTCGCTCATGCGAGCCATGATGAAGACAGTTCTTCCTGTCAGTGCCAGCTTCAAGGATCCCTATCAGTTCTTCAGGGATCGGTACAGTGAGCTTCAGCGAACTGATCCCAAGACTGCCGATCAGGTCTTCCTGGCCAAGTATGGTGACGCTGCATTCGCCTTCACTGGAGCTATCACCAAGTCAGGTAAGGGACTGCCAGCCACGGCCGAAGCCGTGATGGCAGACAAGAAGTACTCCTACCTGACCGATCAGTTCCCGGAGCTTGCTTCTCTGATCGTTGGTCCATATGGCGAGGGTCAGTTCAGTCAGACTGCCTATACTCAACAGCTTGTCTCTGGCGAGCGGAAGGTTCAGTCTGCACAGGATGCCATGAACCAGGCTGAGGCGAATGCCGGATGGGCAACCTTCGGGAAGTACATGAACAAGATCACTGCTGATCTGTATCAGGGTGGATTCAAGACCTTCCAGGACAAGGGGGCCGAAGGCTTGGATGCCAAGCGCAAGGCCGTCATTGCCATGCTCTCCACTCCAACCCTGCCCAATGGCAAGAACAATCCGTACTACAATGCCCAGTTTAGCCAGCAGTACAACACTGTCGATCGGACAAAGGACAATCGCATGGCTGATGCCATGCGTCAGATTGTCACTGAAGGCAGTCTCATCAATGATCCCATGCGATCTGATATTCGAAGCCTTGCTTCATATCTCACGTACCGAACTGCCATGCAGACGGTTCTTGCCAACCGCAACAAGGCTGGTGGGTCTGCTGACATCAATGCCAAGCAGAACGGGGACCTGAAGCAGATCTTCCACAATATCACGATGGACATGGTAGAGAAGGACACCAGGTTCCAGTCACTGCATGACAGGTTCCTCTCGCGGGACATGTTCAACCACTACGATCCAGCTCTTAGTCAGGGGTAGATATGGCAGTTCCGAATCCGAGCCCAGGCGTCACCATGCCGCCTCAGGTTCCAGGTTCTGGCAGTGCTGATGACACTGTCAATGCCTTTGCCAATTCCTCCCCCGTTCAGACTGCTGGATCCAAGCCGACTACGGCATTCAACAGGTTTGGTCCACTGTCGAATCCGAGTCGCTTCTATATGAACGATGAGACGGGGCCGTCTCACGGCCCCGTCATTACTCAACCTGTAACGGATATGAGTAATGAGTACTACAACTGGACTGATTCTCAACGCCAGAGCTTCAGGAACAAGCTCGCTCTCATTGACAAGAATGCCCTGACTGCTCCCGATGCGCAGATCGCATCCACCTGGGGAGACTACGTACAGCAGTCTGCAAACTACTTTGCAGCTGGTGCTACAATCTCCCCGTGGGACATCCTCGCCAAGGACATCTCAAGCCGGACTGGTGGTACCGGCTCTTTGGCCGGTACCAAGACTCAGACTACCAAGGATGTTCAGCTCACATCTGCTCCAGATGCCAATGCGATCTTCCATACTGCCGCTCAGTCCCTCCTGGGAAGGAGGGCTACAGCAGATGAGGAGGCCGCCTTCAAGGCGGTCCTCAATGAGCAGGAACAGAACAACCCGACCAATGCTACGATCTCCACCACCACTGACGATCAGGGTAATGTGGTCAATACCAGTCGCACTACCTCTGGCGGATTCAGTGCAGCCGCTGCACAGCAGCTCGCCCAGCAGCGAGCCGAGCAGAGTGGTGACTATGCCAAGTACCAGGCTTCTACCAGCTACTTCACTGCAATGATGCAGGCTCTCCAGCGAGGATACTGATGGCTACCAGTGGTCAGGATGTCGTCAACTATCTGAAGCAGTTCCTTGGAACGCCGTACCAGTGGGGGGGGAATAGTCTCAGCAGTGGCATCGACTGTTCCGGCCTGCTCCAACAGGGCTTTGCCCACTTCGGAATCAAGATCCCGCGAACCACCTACGACCAGATCGGGGAAGGGAAGTCCATCGACCTGGATCACCTTCAGGTGGGAGATGCCGTCTTCTTCGATACGGATCCGAACACCAAGGGCCCTGACCACGTAGGTATCTACATCGGCAACGGCAAGATGCTCCAGGCCCCACACACTGGCGATGTGGTCAAGGTCACTGATATCACCCAGTCGTACTGGACCAGCAAGTTCATGGGTGGCCGCAGGTTTGATGGAGTCGATGGTGGTGGACCGTCCAATCAGGACTGGTCCACCCAGACCCCAGTAGAGAAGAAGCTTAGCCCTCAGGACATGGCGGCCCAGTATGGCTGGGCCTACTCATTCCTGAACTCCGACCCAAGCCTGAAGAATCTGTTCAACCAGGCAGTTGATGGTAGCTGGACCAATGACAAGTTCCAGGCTGAACTGAAGAACACCGACTTCTGGCGAAGCAACAGTGATACTGCAAGGCTTGCCCTTCAGCAGAAGACCAGTGATCCAGCTACGTGGTCTGCCACTATCGATGCCAACAAGTTTGCCATCTCCGATCTGGCCAGCAAGATCGGAGCAGCTGTCCCAGACAGCATGCTCCCTAAGATCGCTGAGCAGATGGCCATGACCAACATGAATGAGGACCAGCTTCGGCAGGTCCTCGCTGGCTACATCGACTTCACCAAGAACGGTACACTCACTGGTGAGGCTGGCATGTATGAGCACACTATGCGTCAGTACTCTGACTCCATGGGCGTTGACATGAACCAGCAGTCCATCAAGAACTATGCACAACTGATGGTCAAGGGATTGTCTACCCCACAGGACTTCCAGAACTTCATCAAGGAGCAGGCCACCTCCGCGTTCCCAGCCTTCCAGAAGCAGATCCAGGCTGGGCAGACCATGCAGAACATTGCCAATCCCTACATCCAGCAGATGGCTCAGAGCCTTGAGATCAACCCGAACTCCATCAACCTCAAGGATCCTACAATCCTTGCCGGTCTCAACGGCATAGACGCCAGTGGCAAGCCGACGGGCAAGAACCTTGTTGACTTCCAGGATGTACTCCGTGGTGACCCTCGCTGGGGTCAGACCCAGCAGGCCCAGGATAAGGTCATGAACATCGGCAGGACGGTACTTCAGAACATGGGGGTCATAAGTGGCTGATACCAATGAGACAGCACAGTCATTCGGACTGTCGATGGCATTCCTTGATGCCTACCCCGAACTGAAGAACCTGTTCAATGAGGCAGTTGCAGGTGAGTGGACTGCCGACAAGTTCCAGTCCGAGTTCAGGAGCACCCAGTTCTATCGGACCAGGACTGACAAGCAGCGCACCACTACCATACAGATGTTCACTGACCCAGCTACCTATGGCCAGGCGTGGGGAGATGCCCAATCCCATGTGCGTCAGCTCATGGCTGATGCTGGTGCCAATGCCAGCGACTGGGGAGTCATCAATCAGGTTGCCAAGCATATCGTCTTCGACAACTGGAATGATGAACAGCTTCGCAACCAGATTGGCCAGTTCGTAGTCTTTGACTCGAAGGGCAATGCAGGTGGCAAGGGTGGCGTCACTCAGCAGGATCTCAACTCTTATGCCTACAGTATGGGAGTTCAGAACTCCAATCAGTGGATGCAGACGGCCGTAAGGGCCGTCGCATCTGGTACCAAGTCGGAGCAGGACTACAAGAACGACATCATGTCACAGGCCATTGCAGCCTTCCCTCAATATGAGAAGCAGATCCGTTCCGGCATGAGCCTTCAGGATCTTGCCCAGCCCTACATGCAGAGCATGTCGCAGATCCTTGAGATTGCTCCAGGCTCCGTGAACATGTTCGATCCTACGATCAGGAAGGCCATGAGCTACAAGGATCCAAGCGGCCAGCAGGCCGCTCAGCCATTGTGGAACTTCCAGAACGACCTTCGTCAGGATCCACGATGGAGTCAGACCCAGAATGCTCAGGATGCGGCAATGGGTACAGCGCATAAGGTACTTCAGGACTTTGGGATGGCATACTGATGGCTGACAATCCGACCAAGGTCAAAGGAACTCCTGCCACCAATCCAGGGGATTGGGCCGACACTCTCACTGGCGATCAGCGCAATGCCTTCATCACCCTGAACAATCTGTTCACGGGCTATGGACTTGGGAGCTTGGCTCCCAAGATTGCCGACTACATCAAGAACGGCTACAGTGCCGATACGATCAGCATCCTGCTACAGCAGACCGACGAGTACAAGCAGCGCTTTGCCGGAAACCAGATCAGGCAGGACAAGGGCCTTCCCGTTCTTTCCCCCGCTCAGTATCTTGCAACCGAGTCGAGCTATCGTCAGCTCATGGCTCAAGCTGGTCTTCCTGCTGGATTCTATGACCAGCCAGATGACTTCACCCAGTTCATCGGCAAGGATGTAAGTCCTACCGAACTGAAGAGCCGAGTGGATTTGGCCAGCCAGGCTACTGCCCTGGCTGATCCCAACTACAAGCAGGCGCTCCAGAGCATGTACGGCATCGATGATGCCCACATGACTGCCTACTTCCTCGATGAGGATCGTGCAGTTCCCCTGCTTCAGAAGCAGGCAGCTGCTGCTCAGATCGGGGCAGAGGCACTGAAGCAAGGACTTCAGATCTCCGGCAAGGCTGAAGACTATGCGACTGCTGGTGTCACCCAGCAGCAGGCTGCCCAGGTCTATGGCAACATCGCACAGCAGTTGCCAAGCTACAGCCAGATCGCTACTTCCTTCGGCGAGAATGTCAACCAGGCAACCTTTGAGCAGGCTGCATTCGGTGGTGCAACCCCTGGCCAGGAGAATGCACAGAACCAGCTTGACCGACTTGCATCCTGGAACAGGGCTCGCGCATCCGGTTCTGTAGGTAGTGCACAGCGCACACTTGCGCAAGCTGGTCGCGGACAAGTATAATGAAGTGAGGGGATCCTTGTATCCCCACTTTGGCATTGCAACCTATCACGCCAATGCCAAAGTATCTCGCAATAGCTCAGTTAGGCAGAGCGCTGGTTTTGGGAACCAGAGGTCGAAGGTTCGAATCCTTCTTACGAGACTACCCGCGTGGGTTCGATTCCCACTCCGCCCATGACGATGGGGTTGCGGATATGGCATGCGGGCTGAACGACCAGGTAGCACCTGGACTCAACGAATTGCGGATCGCGCCCGCATCCATCTCCTCTGTAGCTTAGTGGGCGAGAGCGCCGGTAAGGGTACCGGAGTAGTGAGTTCGAATCTCACCAGAGGAGCCAGTCAACAGATCCACCGGCCCTGTTGCTGTAACTCAAGACCGGTAGAATGAGTCTAGGCCACGCTCCCCGGCGTGGCCTTTAGCGTTCGCTCTCACATCAAAAGTTAGGGAGAAGTCGTCATGAATGACGCATGGGGCAACATCGATGAGAACGAGAACCTGAACAACGGCCCGAAGCCACTTCGAGATGCTTACGAGGCGCAGAAGAAGGCGAACGATGAGCTGATGAAGCGACTGGTAGCCCTTGAGGCCCAGGCCAGTCGCAATGTCGCAGCTGATCTCATCGAGTCCCAGGGAGTGGCCCGCTCCGCAGCCAAGTACTACACGGGCGAGCCTGACCCTGAGAAGGTTACCGCATGGGTCAATGACCTTCGCAGCGCTTTTGGCGCTGCCCCGGAGCAGGATGCACAGCATGTTGAGCCTGTACTGAATTCTGACGATCAGGCCAAGTACCAGAAGATTCTCAACGCTGGTGCCAACTCTGCTCCGATCGGCAACATGGAGGCTGCTATGGCAGCTATCAATGATGCCTCTTCTACCGCTGAACGAATCGCAGCGTTCAACCGCTTGAGCGGGTGACGATGCCCTCCCTTAGGATGTGAGTTAGATAGCTAACGCTTTTACTGGCACTCTGGCCATGGCCAACCTGGTCCAGACTGCCTATGACCGTGAGCTTGAGTTCGCACTGCGCGCTCAGCCGATGTTCCGTCGGGTCGCCGACAAGCGACCCGCCCAGCAGGCTATGCCTGGTTCGTCTGTCGTGTTCGAGATCTACCAGGATCTCGCTCAGCAGATCACCCCGCTCAATGAGCTGGTTGACCCTGATGCCGTTTCGGCGGGTAACCCGACTACTGTTTCGGTTACCCTGAACGAGTATGGCAACTCGATCCTGGTCAGCAACAAGCTCGATCTGTTCTCCTTCACCGACATCACTGCCGGTCTGGTCAACCAGGTTGCGTGGAACCTGATCGACTCTGTTGACCTGATCGTTCAGAATGTTCTGGCTGCTGGCACCCAGACTGTCCGACGGAACCCGGGCACTGGTGCTATTACCTATGGTTTCGGCACCACGCCGACTCAGCCTACCGCGCTGAACACCATCGACAACTCCACGAACTCCCTGTTCTCCAGCACTGTCGCACGGTTCTCTGTGGCGAAGCTTCGGGCTAACAAGGTTCACCCGACCACCAACACCTACTACACGGCTTACATCCACCCTGAGATCAGTCACGACCTTCGGGCCGAGACTGGTTCTGCCGCCTGGCGTGACCCGCACAACTACAGTGCGGCTGACAACATCTGGATGGGCAACATCGGCGAGTATGAGGGTGCGGTCTACCTTGAGACTCCTCGCGCTCAGAATGTCCAGTCCGGTGCTGGTGCCGGTGCCACCCAGACCCGCGTGTACAACACCTACTTCGCTGGCCAGCAGGCTCTTGCCGAGGCTTGCGCGGAGGAGTTCCACACCATCCGTGGTCCGGTGGTTGACAAGCTGACCCGCTTCCAGCCTCTCGGTTGGTACGGTGTGGCTGGCTGGTCCCTGTACCGTCCCGAGGCTCTGATCGTTGCTCAGACCTCCTCCACGGTTCGCCCGAACGCGTAACACCTTTGATTGGGAGGCCCTTCGGGGCCTCCCTTTCTTCATGCTCAGAGAGGCTGGAACATGGCTGCACCACTTCAGGTCGGCTCGACTGCTGTCATCTACTACGCCAAGGGTGACAATACCCAGGGTGAACTTGAGGGAACTGTTGTCACCCTCGCCACTCAGTATCTTGAGATCTCGACTGGTAGCGGTCTCGATATCTGCATCGGCTGGGCTCGGGTCAATGAGGTTCTGGTGAGCTGATGGCCCTATGGCATTTCGCTACGCCGGATGTTCCGAGGGAAACACCCTTCGCCTGGAATCCCCTCATGGAACGGTACGGCATGCCTCGTGGCGTGACCGTCTACCAGACTGCTCCAGGTCCGAACTACACCACCAAACGGTACGGTTCCTATACTGATGAGCTTGGGAGTGCCAACCTGCCAGCACAGCCAAGCAATCCAGAGGTTCAGGTTACCGGCCTGAACACTTTCCGTGGTGGCTATGACTGGATCGTGGATGATGCCACGAAGGCAGACCTTATCAACTCTGGCATTGGGATCACCAATGCGAACTTTACGCCTGCATAGGAGATCTCATGGCTAAGCCGAACAAGAAGGCGCCACTTGGTGAGGGTGGACGCTTTGCCGCAGTGGCCAAGGCTGCTGGCGGGGGAGAGAAGGGTGCGGCTATTGCTGCCGCTGCCGGTCGCAAGAAGTATGGCAATGCGAAGATGGCCAAGATGGCTGCCGCTGGTAAGAAGAAGGCCAAGTGATGTCTGACTTCCGATACAAGCAGAGCTATGAGCAGCAGTACTACCCCAGCAAGAATCCCAAGCCAGCTGAGCCCATGTCTGGCTATCCCTGCAAGGACTACTGCTGCGTCGGTGCCTCTCCTGGTGGCACCGACAACCGTCACATGTGGGATGAGAAGGCTGGTCTGGATCAGATCGTCAAGGCTGAAGCCGATCAGGCTACCCATGGCTACATGAACAGCAACCACGATAGCCAGAAGCAGGGTGTCTACGCAACGAACTCGGTGGGAGACTATGACTAAGTGCCGCACTGGGTGTGTCACCCGGAATCACAGGTCTTACGCTGAGTGCGCCCGTGGACTTCAGATCAACACTGGACTTGACCTTACCTTCGGCCAGAAGAAGTGGGATGCAGAACTGAGCGCTTACCGCTCAGCTCGCGCTCAGGGTATCCAACCAGACGGTACCACCATGGACAAGGTGGAGGCTGCATTCAGGAAGAGCGACGCTTCAGGCGTCGCTTATGGGAGTGATCAGTAGTGGCTCAAGTCAATGTTGCACTCAATGATGGCACCAATACTGCTGCCATTGCCAATGACAGCCTGAAGATTACCAACGGCCAGACCACTATGACCCAGACGCTCAACCTGAGTGGCGCGGTCTCCGCATCCAACCCTGGCACTACTGTTGATGCTGGTTCCTCGAAGGCCAACTGGACTGGATTCACCACGGTCACTGGAACGGTTACCGGAACTCTTGTCCTTGAACTGTCCCTTGACGGGGTCACCTTCATTTCCAGTACCGTCACCACTTCCGTTGGTGCCCCTGGAAACTTTCCCCTGTACAACATCGGCCGTCCGGCGCGCTATGCACGTGTGAGTCTCAACTCCGGTGCTGGCACTGGAACTGTCGTATCGAATATGATGGCGGCATAATGGCTGAACAGCGCGTAATCGTAGAGGGGACATACGGAAACATTCCTCTCCCCGTTTCCGTTACAAGCTCCCCGAGTACTCCAAGTTTTGTGCAGATCACTGATGGCACCAATAGCGTTGGTGTTGCGCCTGCCTCAGGTGGCAATCCATCAGCCCTGGTTACCACTGATGGATTCATCAACCCGGCCACAACTCTCAATGCTGTAACTGCCAACACCACTGGTACATCCATTGATGCCGGTTCGGCTCAGTCCAACTGGTTGGGCATTGCCGTTGCCACTGGCTCCCCGACTGCCGGTACCCTCACTCTTGAGTTGAGTGTTGATGGCACCACCTTCGTCAGCAGTACTGTGACCGCAAGTGTTACTGCTGCTGGTAACTTCCTTCTCGCAAGCACTGGTCGTGCTGCTCGCTATGCACGTGTCAGTCTTACTGGACTTGCCGGTTCGATCACCCTTACCGTCAAGATGATGGGTGCTGACTAGTGAGTCAAGTCAATGTGAACATTGACAACCAGCCCATTGGGATGATTCCCCAGAAGGATCCGTCCTACAGGGGAGTCTATGACTTCGGCATTACTGATGTCATCGGCATTGTTGCTGCCAACAACTATATGACGATTGTCAATCCGGTCGGCTCCGGCCGACTGGTTGTCCCGACTGGCATCTTCATCAGTTGCTACATCGCAAGTGGAGCTTCTTCTACCAGGAACTCTCTTCAGGGTCTCACTGCCACCGCCGTAAGCGGTGGCACTCTGGCATCATCTTCTGCTATCACCAAGTTCGACAGCACATATCCGAATGCAGTTGCCGAGGTGAGGAGTGGCAGTGTCACCGCTACTCCTGGGTCCAATGTCTTCAACTCCCCTCCCCCGATTGGGCCTACTGCCGCAACTTACGTGCACTCGGTCGGCTATGGTGCTTCGACTGGTGCTGGCGGATTCTTCTTACGACCAGGCGAGGGCCTGGTCTTTCGTACTGCTACCGGGAATATCAACCAAACCTGGAACATGAGTATCACCTGGGGTGAGATCTAGTGCTATACAATCCGATCAACGTCAACAATGGTGACTTCATCCACGGTGATGCCACTGCCACTGGCAGTGTCGTTACCATTCCAGCAAACAAGTGGTTCTCTGTGAGCATTCAGCTTTCGGCGAGCGTCACGATTGCTGGTGCTGCTACTCCACGAGTCATCTTCAATACTACTGGGTCCAGTGGATTCTTCCCACCCAATGCAAATGCCGTGGTTGCGCGTCTGAGTATGTCTGGTCTGGCTCTTGTCAGCGTTCAGTCTGATGGAACCATGGAGTTTGCCGGATACTCTGGCAACAGCAGCATCTCTCTGGACTTCAACTCTGGTGGTGCAAGTACCGCTTCCTGCATCATCAACGGATATACGATGGGCTAACCGATGGCTGTCACGCTAGGCGACCTGAAGGGTCGCATCTCACAGTTGCTTCAGGGCTATACTCGCAACCAAGAGCAGATCGCCTGGCTGTCAGCTCCGATGCTAGCAACTGACACAAGCTTCACTGTTGACTTGAGTGTGGCTGATCAGGTTTCTCGTGGACTGGTTGAGATTGGCAATGAACTCATCCTTGTCAACACCTACAACCGGACCACTGGTCTGGTCAACATTGCCGCTGGTCTCAATGGCCGTGGTTCCGAGAACACCACGGCCGCTACTCATGCCATCAATGACATCATCACGATGGATCCTGACTTCCCTAATCAGCGGATCACAGAAGCCATCAACGATACGATCCAGGCAACCTATCCGGATCTTTATGTGATGGCCTCATACGAGTTCCCTAAGGTTGCAGCTCGCTACGAGTATCCGATGCCAACCGATTCGGAGGATGTCTTCCGAGTTACGGTTGACACGATCGGTCCTTCTCGTGTCTGGTTCCCTTCTCAAGCTTGGCGATACAATCCTCAGGCATCGACTCAGCCGATCGATGGATCGGCTACTGGCAAGTCCCTCCAGATCATGGACTTCATTGTTCCAGGTCGAACCGTTCGAGTCATGTATTCGAAGAAGCCTGGCCAGCTTGTCAGTGATACCGATGACTATGAGACCACTGTCGGATATCCAGAGCGAACCATTGACATGATCCAGTATGGAGCCGTAGCACGGCTCCTGTCGGGGGTAGAGTCAGCACGCCTCCAGCAGAAGAGTGTCGAGTCCACCGAGCGTGCTCCGCTTGTTCCTACTGGTGCTGCGTCCAACGCCTCCCAGTATTTCTGGAAGATGTACCAGCAGCGCATGCAAGAGGAAGTTGACCGACTTCACCAGCTCTTCCCCACCTATCAGACGTTTTTGGCGTAAGGATACCAATGGCTCAGAGCCGCTTCTACAGTGCGACCGCCCAGCCAACGGTACTCACTGCCAACATCACCCCATCACAGACGACCATCTCGGTTCAGCAGACTGTCGGGTTCCCCGTCAATACGCCGTACATTCTGGCCCTTGGATACAACAGCCCGAGCGAAGAGATCGTGCTGGTCACCAATCAGGCTGGCACGACTCTCACCGTTACCCGCGCGTATGACGGAACTGCTGCCACCAACCACAGTTCCGGTGATCCCGTCCGTCATACATGGACTGCCATGGATGGCAATGACAGTCGAGCCCATGAGGGCTCGACCTCTGGGGTTCATGGGGTTGTCGGCAATGTGGTGGGAACCACTGACACCCAGACCCTTACGAACAAGACTCTCACCTCCCCGACCGTCTCTGGTGCCACCATCAGTGGCACCTTCAGCGGCAATGTGAACTGGGCAAGCAATCAGGCATTTCTCAGTGGAGCCTCTTTCGGGGGCTCTGGCCAGGCATTCCTGAACTCCTCTGGCATCATGACTGCCTATCCGTCCACTGCCATCACTCCGTTGTGGGTTTCAAGTGGGACCTCTCCATCAGTCGGCAATGGCACTCTTACCGGTGAGTACTACCAGTTGGGCAAGATGGTGTGGATCAACATCGTCCTTACCCTTGGGTCCACTAGTACCATTGGAACTGGCAACTACACCTTCTCCGTCCCATCTGCTCCTGCCGCCGTGAGTCGTGGTGCTGGTAGCGCACGACTCTTCAAGGTATCAGGTGCCAATGTGGTCTTGTCTCCATGGTTCTCAGCTGGCAATACTATCACTCCGGATACTACTGCCGGAGCTAGCTTTGCCTCAACCAACTGGGGCACTCAGTCCGCTGGTGACCAGTTGACTTTCTCGATTGTCTACAAGTCTGTCTAAGGGGTTCTCATGGGTTTCGGAACCCTTATCCAGCGAATCACATACAAGATCAGTGGCCGGAGCGCTGCAAGCTCCGGCCTCTATACTCCATCTACCTACGTCTATGACTATGCAGTTGGTGGAACTCCGTTCATGTCGGCGACAGCTGATCAGCGTCCCGACACTGAGAAGCCTGTAGGCCAACGCAAGCAGCAGTTCGACAACTTCAAGGATCCCGGTGAGTACAGCCTTGATCAGTGGTGGCTTCGCTCCCAGAACTCCTTCACCGGTGGAGCCGGTGTCCTCTACCAGGATCCCGATACCGCTGGTGTCTCCTCTGGAACATCGGTCAATATCCGGTACAACCGGAGTGTTGGTGTCGATCCGTTCAGCAGTCCTGGATTCCTCAAGCTTCTTCCGGAGATGAACAAGTCTGC